AAGAACCGACGCCTGACGCCGATCCCGCGCCGGACTACAGTCACGAGCAGGAGACCGAGGCCGAGCCCGAGCCGCCGGCGGCCGAGCCCGATGCACTGGACGACCTGCAACGCCAGCTCGCCGAGCTGCGTGGCGAGAATGAGGGGCTCAAGCGCCAGGCGGCCGATGGCGTGGTTGCGCAGCTCGAGGCCGACCGCGCCACGATCGCGGCCGGGCTCATCGGCGCGAAGAACGCGCTAGCGACCGCAAATGCCGCGCTCAAGGCGGCCGGCGCGGCGCAGGATTGGGAAGCGTTCGCCAAGGCACAGCAGGATATTATCATTGCCACGGCCGACGTGCGCGAGATGAGCGGCCTGAGCGATGAAATCGCCGCCCAAATCCAGCAGGCCAAGCGCGCGCCGGTGCAGTCACAGCCCCGGCAGCAGCAGGCGGCCCCGGCCGATCCATTCGAGGCGAATATCGCGGGCTTCACACCCAAGTCTCAGGAGTGGTGCCGCAAGAACCGCGCCGACCTGACGCAGCCCGGGCGCGACAAGCTCGCGGTCGCGGCGCATGGCCTGGCGGTGGCCAAGGGCATCGCGCCCGATACGCCCGAGTATTTCGCCTTTCTCGACAGCAACATGGGCTATAGCGGGGCCGACGTGACCACCAAGCCGACACCCAAGCCGGCCGGCGGCAAGACGCCGCCCGCCGCGCGCAAGCCGACCGGGCGTGCACAGGTCGCGGCGCCGAGCGGATCGGCGACGCCCGCCGCGCGCGGCGCCGTGACTGAAATCCGGCTGAGCGCGGCCGAAATCAACCCCGCCAAGGCGCTCGGCATGACGGTGAAAGCATACGCCGCCAACAAAAAGAGGATCATCGAAAATGGACGCAACCCCGAAAGCACCGGAATCAAGTACAGCGCCCAAGCGCACCACATCAACCAGCGCTAAGCGCGGCCCGGGTCGGCCCCGCAAGGCGCCGGCCACGCGCGGCGCGGCGCACGCCGAGACGCCGCAGCCCCGCGACGCCTTCGGCAATGAGGCACCGCGGCCGGTCGGGCGTCCGGTGGCGCGGCGCGAGATGCGCGGCGAGGTGGTCGGCCGCGACGGAACGGTGCTCACGCGCCGCCGCGATGGATCGGGCGCGATCGGTTCCGAGTTCGACATTCCCGAGGAATTGCGCGATCCCGATTGGGAAGTCCAGGGCGTGCGCACCTCGGTGTTCGGCAAGCCCGATCCGAAGAACGTCAATGACGCCTATGCGGCCGGCTTCCGACCCATCAGCCGGAAGCATTATCCCGGCATCTTCCCCGATCTCACGGGGGATGTGATCGAACGTGACGGGATCATGCTCATGGAGCGGCCGGCCGAGCTGGCGCGCCAGGCGGCGGCCGAGGGGCTCAGCGCGGCGCACGATTTGCGCCATGCGCAGGTTGACGCGTTCGGCGAGGCGTTCAACGACCGCAAATTGCCCAAGGGCTTTGAGAGCGGCCGGCGGTCGGGCAACGGTAAATTTGATGCGAGCAGGAAAATTAAGCGCACGCATGAAATTGGCACCGGCAATGCCTATACGCCCACGCGCGAATATGCTATGCCAGGAGACGATTAAGCCGCGCGGAATGCTCGGTTGAGATAATACCGGCCGGGAAACCGGCCGGCTTGCAAAAGGACAGGAAAGCGAGCCGAGGCGGAATGCCGACGTGATGCGGCCCTAGTAGGTCAATTCAAAAGGCAACGTCATGGCAAATACGAATCAGGCGTTCGGGCTGAGCCCGATCGGCCGCGAGCAGGACGCCACGCCCGGGTTTCAGCTCGGCGCTTCGCCGCTCAAGATCGCTTCCAACAATACCACCGTCATCGCCAAGGGCGATCTCCTCAAGCGCCTTGACACCGGCTACGTCACGGCTTTCACCGCCGCCGTCGGCACCACGATTGCCTCGGGCCGCGATCTCGCGGTGGGCATCTTCTGGGGCTGCGAATATCTGAGCGTCGCTCAGGGCCGCAAAGTATTCTCGGAATACTGGCCGGGCGCCGATGCCTCGGGTGACGTGGACGTCAAATACATCCCCCTGCTACCGAACATGCGCCTCAAGGCCATGGTCAACGGCGCGATCTCGGCCGGCCTGGTGTTCGCGGACATCGGCCAGAACATCGATATCGCCTATTCGGCGCCGTCGGTGGTCGGCACGCGCGCGCGGTCCAACGTCAGCCTCAACGGGCTCGGCACCTCGGCCGCGCTGCCCTTTAAGGTGGTCGGCCTGTGGTCGCAGTATCAGCCCTATGGGCCGGGCTCGGAACTCGGTCAATATAATTGGGGCGTTGTCGAGTTCAACGGCAACAACATCACCGGCGTCTAAGGGGGATCGCAAATGTCTGTCAATATCGCTTCCATTCGCGACCTTCTCGCGCCTGGCCTGATGGAAATCAACGGCCAATATCGCCAGATTGAGCGCCAGTATTCCCGCGTTTTCAAGACGCACCAGTCTAACATGGCGCTCGAGCGCACCGCTCAGATGCGTTACATGGGGCTGGCGCAGCTCAAGCAGGAAGGCGGCCCGACGTCGTTTGACAACAGCGCCGGCGAGCGTTTCGTCTGGAACATGGAGCCGATTGAAGTCGGCCTTGGCTATGCGATCACGCGCAAGGCCATTGACGATAATCTCTATCAGTCGGCGTTCATGCCCACCAATCTCGGGCTCAACAAGTCGTTCAGCGAGTTTTGGGAAGTCGAGGCGGCCAGCGTCTTCAATTTCGCCAACGTCTATGACGCGGCTCAGGGCGGCGACGGCCAAGCGCTGCTTTCCACGGCGCATCCGTATGACTTCGGCACGTGGGCGAATACCACGACCACGCAGCTTGATCTTAACGAGGCGTCGTTGCTCATCGGCATGAAGTCGGTGCGCAAGAACTTCGTGGACGAAGCCGGCCTCAAGGTGCGCGCTCGCGCTCAGCTTCTGTGCGTGCCTGTCGATCTCGAGGATACCGCCATTCGCCTGACCAAGACCGAGCTGCGGCCCGGCACGGCGAACAACGACGTCAACGCGATCCTGAGCACCTCGGGCGGCATCCCCAAGGGCTACCAGGTGTTCGACTATTTCACCTCGGCCCGCGCTTGGTTCCTCAAGACCGACATCGATGGCCTGATTCACCTCCAGCGCATCGCTTACGAGACGGACATGTTCTGCGACTTCATCACCGACAACCTGTTGGTGAAGGGCTATGAGCGCGCCGGCTTTTTCTTCAATGATCCGCGGTGCCTTTGGGGCCAGATGCCCACCACGTAAGGGCGGGACTTGCCGGCGGGGTGATCGTGCACCGCCGGACACACCATCTCAACCAGGGCCATCGACATGCTCAACGGCGTTCCCACTTGCTTCCCCAACGGCGTGACCAATGCGCAGCCCGGTTCGTTCGGCGCTGGCGTGCCGTTCCCCTATCCCGCGCAATACTACTCGTGGTTTAGCGATTTCGACAATTTCAACGCGCTCACCACGGGCTCGGCCGATTGGGTGCTGACCGGCACCAACGTTGCCGTGGCCAATGCGCAGGTGAGCGACGCCGAGAACGGCGTTCTCAGCTTCGCGACCGCCGCGGCCGATGCCGACGGCATCTTTGCGCAGTGGCACGGCGGCAACGCCACGACCGACGTTGCCGAGACGTTCAAGTTCACCGCCGGCAAAGAGCTGTGGTGCTCGGCGCGGTTCGCGCTCAGCGATGTGACTGATGAGGCGTTTCTCATCGGGCTCGCGGTCGTCGACACCACACCGATTGACGCGGTGGACGGCGTTTTCTTCCGCAAGGCCGACCTGTCCACCACCTTGCAGCTCGTCAGCACGATCACGGGGCCGACGTCGGTGAGCGCCAATCTGCTCACCATGGTCGCGGCCACCTTCTATGAGGTTGGCTACCACTACAACGGCATTGACACCGTCCGCGCTTTCCTGCGTGGATCGGATGGCACTTGGAATAGCGTCGGCTCGGTGAACGTCTCGGCATTGCCGACCACCGAGCTCGCCGTGACCATGGCGCTTCTCAACGGATCGGCGGGCGCAAAAACCGCCTCAATCGACTACCTCTTTATCGCAAAGGAAAGATAATAGATGGCACGCGGCACGGCACCCAAGGGCGGGATGCAGCCCAAGACCAAGGCTCCGGCGAAGTCGCCGGCCAAGCGCGCGGCGAAGATCGCCGCCGGCGCGCCCACCAGCGGCGGCGGGGCCGACACCAGCCCCTACAGCTCGGCGCGCAAGGGCAGCAAAAAGGGCTGACGCCCGACACGAGAGGATGACGGCCATGATGCCGGTTACGCAGGTCCACAGCGGCGGCACGACTGGTGCCAAAACGCCAATTCCTCTCGACTATTTGCCGGAAAGCCAGATCACGGCGGCATATACCGAGGTGAGCCCGGCCGTGGCCACCGCCACCGTCGAGGTGACGTTGGACAATGTCTTTGACCCGGATTCGTCCGACTATGTCGCGCCTGCCTCGGCGCGATGGTTCACGCTCAAGGGCTTTGCCGCGACGCCGATCACCGCGACCGAATATGTGACTTTCAGCGGCCCTTGGCGCGCGATCCGGCTGAATATCGCCACCAATGACGGCACGGTCATTTTCCAGGTCGGTCAGTCCACCAGCGATCGGGCGTAATCATGGCCACCACCGGCACATACGCTTTCATGCCGTCGGCCGGTGACATCGTGCTCGCGGCGTTCTCCATGATCGGCGTGCGCCGCGCCAAGATCACGCAAGAGCACCTCGAGGACGCGGCATTCTGGGCAAATATGGTTGGTGTGGACATCACCAACCGGCAACCCAACCTTTGGAAAGCAGGTAGCGCACCCTTCGCCCTGACAGCGGGTGTCAGCACCTATGATCTACCATTGCAGACGGTTGCCGTTTTGCCGCCGATCGTGACCGTGGCCGGCATTGACCGGCCATTGGCCCCCATCTCGCAGGCCGATTACAACGCCATTCCCTACAAGACGCAGCCCGGGCCGCCCACCAGCTACCTGTTCACGCTGGCGCGCCAGCCGACAATCACAGTCTGGCCCGTGCCCACCGCCGCGCCGGCCATGTCCATGTCGGTGGACATCTACCAGCAGCAGGAAGACACCGCGCTGGCTGGTGACGCGTCGGTGGACGTCGTTTATCGCTTCCTTGAGGCGTACACCCTCGGGCTCGCCGCGCGCCTGGCCGCTGGTTGGGCCGATGGCACCTTGAGTGAGCGCCTCGCCGCCGCCGGCACGCTCAATGACGCCTATGAGGCGAAATTCAAGCTCGCCTCGGCGCAGGAGCAAGAGCGCGTGCCGTTGCGCATGCAGCCCGTTCTTTCGTCCTATTTCCCGAGGTAGCCGTGGGCAGCACGTCGCGCAAGGGTAAGGCCGTCATCAATCCGTCGGCCCCGGCGGCGCTCGGCATCTGCGACAGATGCGGCGACCTGCATAACCTGCGCAATCTGCGGTTCCAATTCGATTGGGCCGGGCCGACCATGATCAACAAGCAGGTGCGGGTGTGCCCGCGCTGCTATGATCGGCCGCAAGAGCAGCTTCGCACGGTGATCTTGCCGCCCGACCCGATGCCGGTGCGTGACGCGCGCCTCGAGCTGTTCGACATCGATGAGCGCAACGAATACACCTTGCGCGCGATCATCGGCAAATTGCATATGTTCCAGGCGTTCGGCGTGCTCGGCGCCGAGCTGACGCAGCTTGCCACCGGCGAGCTTCTCGCCGCGCTGGCGGGCGTGGGGGATGTGACCGCGGCCCTGCAACGCGGGCTCGGCCTGCTCGCCGCCCTCGAGGGCGTGGCGAGCATCACCACCGAGCTGACCTTGACGCCAGCCGGCGGCGGTGGCCTGGATACCGCGCTCAAGCGGCGCATGGCGGCCGGTGTCACCTATCTGCCGATCCGGGGGCCGATCGTCACGCCCGACGCCGCCAAGGGCGCTATCTGGCGCGCCATGGTCGCGGCCAGCTACAGCTTCGGCATCATCACCACGCCGCCCGAGGAAGGGACGCTCATCACGGCGGCGCAACGGCGCTCGGCGGCGGGCTTGACCTATCTGCCCATCCTCGGGCCGACGGTGACGCCCGACGGCACCAAGCCGGCGCTGTGGCGCGCACAGGTGGCGGCCGGCTACTATGCCGGCGAGAGCACCGGCGGCGGCACCCCGGCCGAAACGCTATTCGCCGGCGCGTCTATGGACGCCAATTTCGTCGCCGGGACCGCGCATTTGTTCGGGACGCCGATCGCGCTTTCCAGCCTGCTGACCTGCTCGCGCGCGCTCGCCGCCTACTACACCAGCGCGGCGGGCGTCATGACGCTGGTGGCCCCCAACACCTTGCGCTACGGGGACCGGGGCTTGCTGGTTGAGCCCGAGGTGACAAACCTTGCCCTGCAATCCGAGGATTTCAGTGCGGCGGTTTGGAGCAAGAGCAACGCCACCGTCACCGCCAATGCGACCGCCGATCCCGTCGGCGGGAGTGTGGCGGATCGCCTGGTGGAGACGGCGGCGAGCGGCAATCACCGGGTGACGCAATCGCTCGGCGTCAAGGCGGCGGGCCGGTTCGTGCTGAGCGTTTTCGCCAAGGCCGGCGAGCGCACGCAGCTTGACCTTGCCATCTCGGTCGGATCCAACTTCATCGGCAACATCTTCCAGCTCTCGGGCTCGGGCTCGGTGGTGCGCAACGATGACGGCGGATCGCAGATCAACCGGCGGCGGCGCGGCATCGAGGCGCTTGGCGGCGGCTGGTATCGCTGCTGGATCGCCGGCCAGACCACGGCGAGCCTGTCGCACTCGGTCGTCATCGGCGCGGCCAATGGCGGCAGCAACAGTTATGCGGTAAACACCTCGAGCGGCCTGTTTCTGTGGGGCGCGCAATACGAAACGGCGGAATGGCTGGACGGCCCGACAAGCTACATTCCGACGGGCGCGGCCACGGTCACACGCCCTGACGAAATCGTGGAATTCCCCGATCTCTCGTGGATCGATGGCGCGCAAGATACCCTGTTCGTCGAATGGCTCGCGCGGCGCGCCGAGGGCGCAACGGTGCTCGCGGTCAATGCCACCAATGACAAGGCGCTCACCCAAGATATGGTCATGCGGCCGACCGTGGCCGGCGCCAGCACGAGCAACGGCGGATACGCCGAGCGCGCCGTCACCAAGGCGGCCATGCGCCTGGCCGCCAATGACGTCCGGTTGACCTGCAACGGCGGATCGATCGCCACCGACACCAGCGAGAGCGCGCCCGGGGCTGTGACCGCTGTCCGGCTTGGCCTGGACCTGTCAGGCAACAACGGGGTCGCGGGGCACATTCGCCGCGTGGCGGGCTGGAAGGGCGCGGCCGCGCTCTCCAATGCCGACATGCAAACGGTGGCGGCACAGTCCGGCCCGCCCGGCATCATTGACCCGGCGACGCTGCAAGAACAGGAATACGCGCGCGCCACCTCGCTCATGATCCATTGGAATATGGCGACGTTCTCGACGCCAGGCGGCGAGCAGTGGGCCGAGGGCGATGAGCCCCTGTCACAGTTCGATGTGGTCGGCGCGCCGACGGCGTTGCAGGTGGCGGATAACTGGCTGGACGCCGCGGCGCTCATCGGCGCGAGCTACATTTGCCCCACCTCCATGCACCATGACGGCACGCCGTTGTGGAATAGCGCGGTGGCGCCGCGTCACCTCGGGCTCACGCCGTGGGGCGCGGCCGGCAACAGCGAGTTTTTCCAGGTGCTCTATGACCGCGCCAAGGCGCGCGGCTTTGAGGTGATCCCGTATTTCAGCATCTGGAACCGGAAATTCGAGCTCGACAACCCGAGCTTTGACAATGCGGCCGGCCGGCGCGCCTATACGCAGCTCGTCAAAGACCTGCTGACCGAGCTGCACGCGCGGTGCCCCGACATCAAGGGGCTTTGGACAGACGGCTGGTTGTGGCGCGTCGGCTATGTCGTGGTGAGCTGGCAGGACATCCGCGAGCACATCGCGAGCCTGTGGCCCAACGCGATCTTGATCGAAAATTCCCATGAGGGCGGCATCTATCGCTATGAGCATAGCGACGTCGAGACCTTCGAGGATGGCGGATCGGCGCCGCTGCCGGCCGGCAACACCGCCTATGCGCAGAACAACATCACCATGTACGTCACGCCCTCGAGCCCGGCGCGGCATTGGTTCTATAATTCGAATAACGTCCAGACACCCGGCAGCGGCGAGAGCAACGGCACCTCGACGCCCGGCACCTCGGCGCAGATGATCACCGCGCGCACCTTCTCGCGCAACAACCACGCCCAATTCCAGCTCAATGTGGGCGCGGATGTGACCGGATTCATCCGGTCGGCCGAAATCGCGGTTTTGACGGCAATGGGCACCGGGTGATAAGCTCCGGCCCAACCTTGGGGATTTGGCAATGGCAACGGAAAAATGGATTGGCGGTAGTGGCGCGGGGCTGACGTGGACCGACGCTTTTAGCACGGCAACGCTCAACAGCTTGGCGAGCGGTAGCGCGATTTTGAGCGATGTGAGCATTGCCAACGGCACGCCGCTGGACATGTTCTGCGACCTGTCGCTTGTGCTCGCCACGACCGCCACCCTTACCGGCGTGCCGCTGGTGGAAGTCGGGCTTTATCCGCTCAGCGACAACGGCAGCAACTACGGTGACGGGCGGTTCGGCTCGGCGGCGGCCGGCGTGATCCCGGCGCAATACTACCTCGGCGCTTTTCAGGTCCAGCCGGGCACCGGGCCGCATTATGGCCAGCTCTTGCGCTATGCGATCCCGCCGGGCACGTTCAAATTCGTCATTCGGAACAACCTCGGTCAGGCGTTTGCAAGCTCGGGCAACACGCTGAAATATCGCACCTATAACCGCCAGGTGGCCTAATGTCTCTCGCGATCCCCGGGCGCGGCGGCGGGCTGATGACGCCGCGTCGTCTACCGCGCGGCGGCCCCGTGACTGTGGATTGGCAGTCACCGCTTGCGCGCGGCTTGCTGGCCTGCTACGTGCCCGGGCTCGCGGTCGGCGCCAACATCGCCGGGCTTGGCGGCGATCTCACCCTTGAGGCCAACGCCAGCTTGCGCGGCGGGCTCGAGGGGCCGGGGCTCGCCTCGACACAGGCCAATTCCGGGGCCATGGGGCTGGCCCCGGCGAGCTTCAAAGGGCTGAGCGCCTACAGCATGTATTTTCGGGCACAGGTGCTCGGGAATAGCTCGGGCTCGTGCGATCTCATGGCGATCGCCTATGACAACGCGGGCACTTCGCCTTTTGATACCTTCGGCATCTCGGCGCATTCGGGCGGCACCATCATGGGGGCGTCGCGCATTGTTTGGGGCACCAGCTCGGGCGCGGCGTCGGCTGATAGCCGTTTCACGACGCCCGCCGTCGGCGATGTGGTGTCGTGGGGTGCAACGGGCTTTGTGCCGTCGGGCACCGTCCAAGCATATGTCAACGGAGTGGCCACGGGCTCGAGCGCGAGCACGGCGGCGGCAAGCCCGTTTTCCAACTCGGCCACATCCACGGTTTGCCTCAACACCTATCCCACGGGAAGCCGCTTCTCCAACACCATCACATTCATGGGTTGCATCTGGGATCGGCTGCTCACCGCCGACGAATGGATGATGCTGCACCAGGCACCCTATGACCTGCTCATCACCGGCAACGATGATCTCGCGGCGTTAGATGTCGTGGCACCGCCGCCGGGATCGGGCGGCGTCGGCGCGGGACTGATCACCGGACGAAAACTCAACAGAATGAGGCTTGTGGCATGAACAACTTGGGGGACGTGCCGGCGGGCTCGACAATCCATCTCCCGTTCGGTTCCTACAATTCCGACGGCGCGAGTGTGGCGCTCAGCGGCTTGGCGGTGACAGACGTCAAAATTTACAAGGCCGGCGGCACCACCGAGCGCGCAAGCACGGCGGGCTATACGGTCGCGGCCGATTTCGACGGCGTGACCGGCATCAATCTTGTCTCGTTGGACCTGTCAAACAACAGCGATTCCGGATTTTACGCTGTCGGCAGCTATTATTTTGTCGTGCTGTCCTCGGTCACGATCGATGCCCAAACGGTCAACATGGTGCTCGGCAGCTTCCGCATTGTCGAAGCCGAGGCTGTGACTGGCCGACCGCAGGCGCAGGTTGCCGGGCTCACCTCGGGCGCGCTGGCGGCGGTCAACGCCGAGGTGCTCGACGTCGTCAACGTGGACACGTTCGCCGAGCCGACAGGCGTTCCGCCGGCGAGCAACACGCTGATGGGTAAGCTCGGCGTGCTCTACATGGCGTTGCGCAACGCCGTGACGGTCACAGCCGGGGAAAAGCAGTTCAAGGACGACAGCGGCGCCACCGAGTTCAAAAAGACGCTCTCGGATGACGGCACCACCTATACCGAAACCGAAGTCACGGCGCCGTAAGGGGGAACCATGGCCGATCTCACAGCGGCGGTGCGCAATAGCATGGTGGATTGGCTGGTGGGCACCGCCTCGCCGGCCGCCGCCGCTACGCGCTATATCGCGCCGTTCAACGGTGATCCGCAGGCGGGCGGCACCGAGCTGACCAACACCATCAGCGGCAGCGCCACGCGCCCGACGCTCACCAGCGCCATGGGCGCGGCGAGCGGCGGCGCCGCGGTGAATACCACCGACATCACCTTCACCAACTCGGCGGTGGGCGGCGGCACCGTGGATCACGTGGCGATCATGTCAGCCGCCACCGCCGGAACCGTGATGGCGTCTACGGCGGTCAACGCCGCCAAGACTGTCGCCATCGGCGACAGCCTCAAAATCCTATCGGGCAACCTGAGCGCGGGAATCACATAATGGCCGAGGTGACGCTTGAAGCGCATTTCGACGCTTGCGGCGCAACGACAGTCGGCGACACGGCGCGCCGACTGCTGGTGCAAGAGATGATCATTGACCGCGCCGTGGCCGCGCTGCTTATTGCAAGGGGCAAGGAACCGGCCAACCTCATCGATGCGCCCGAGCGCGCCGAGGCGGCCGAGACCTACCACATGATGATTGCGATTATCGCGGGGCTTGCCGAGGCGGGGGTGATAAACTTCATCCCCAACTAATTGGGGGTTGTAGTGCAATACACATACACCAGCTTCAAGGCGGCATTGGCGGTGGAGGCAAAGGCCGATCCAAACGGATCGGCCTTTAATGCCATCTTGCCCACCGTCATTGACCAGGCCGAGGGGCTCATCTATCGCACGCCCGGGCTCGAGTTCCTCGCCACGATCCAAACCGACAGCACCGGCACGACCACGCCCAACAGCCGGGAATTCGTGTTGCCGCGCGTCTTCGCCGTGCTGCAAAGTGTCAACCGCGTGGCGGGCAACGATCGGCCGCCGCTCACCAAGATCAGTCGCGAGGCGATGGACGCGCTTTATCCGCGCGCGGTCGCGGTGGACGTCGCCGCCATGCCGACCAAATGGGCGCCGCTCACCGATCAAACCATTCTGCTCGGCCCGTGCCCCGGTGGCGCGGTCCAGCTCGTATGCGTCGGCGAGGTGACGCCCGCGCCGCTCAGCTCGGGCAATCCGACCACATGGCTTTCCACCTATCTCGGCGACCTGTTTTTCGCCGCCGCCATGATTTTCATGACCGGCTATCAGGGCAATTTCGGCGCACAGGCCGACAACCCGCAAATGGCGGTGAGCTGGAAGGCGATCTTTGAGACGCTCTTGCCTGGCGCGCTTGGTCAGGAGATGCGCCGGAAATATGCCTCCACCGGGGGGATGGCCTGATGTTGACGCATGAGAGATTACTTAGTGTTTTACATTACGATGCGGCAACAGGTGTTTTTACTTGGCGAGTAAATCACCCGCGTTCAAAAGGTATTGCGGGATCACACGGGAAAGATGGCGAAATCATCATCAAGATTGATTTTGTCAAATACAGAGCAAATCGTCTCGCGTGGTTTTATATGAATGCTGGTTGGCCAGAAAGACAAGTAGATCACGTTGATGGTGATGTAAAAAACAACGTGTGGTCAAATCTCCGATTAGCGACAAACACAGAAAACACCAGAAATCGAGGATGTACAAAAAGAAACAAAACAAAAATGAAAGGGGTGACTGTCCACAGAAATGGTTTTGTGGCGAAAATCGGCATAAATCGCAAAACAATCTACTTGGGGAAATTTGCAACTGCCGAAGAAGCGCACGAAATCTATAAAAAAGCTGCCAAAAAACATTTCGGTGATTTTGCGAGGTATGCGTAATGTGGGGAACGGTCACACTCGCGCCAGGCGCCAACGTCGAGCAAACGCCCACGCTGCTCAAGGCCGGCTACGCCGAGACGCAGAACTTGCGGTTCAAGGCCGGCTTGGCGCAAAAGCTCGGCGGCTGGACAAAATACGTCTCGGCCGCCTTCTCGGGCACGATCCGCAGCCTTTGGGCATGGCAGGACATCAACACCGACAAGCGGCTTTCCGTGGCATCCACGGGGGGTGTGACCGTGGTACGGGAAGGCCAGTTCACCGACCTGACGCCGCAAGAGCTGGAAAGCGACTTCGCGCCGGACTTCTCGAGCACCTTGGGCAGCGTCCAAATTGAGGTGGTGGACACCAACCTGACCGGCATCACCGATGACGTCGTGGTGGAGTTCGCCACGCCCGTTAGCGTCGGCGGCGTGGTGCTGAGCGGCACCTATCCTATCGCCCTGGTAACGGGCTCGAATAGTTACATCATCGAGGCATGGACGCAGGCGACCGCGACCGAAGCGAATGCCGGCATGGTGCCGATTTTCACCACGACCAATGGTAGCTCAAGTGTATCGGTGGAGCTCGCCGACCATGGGCAGCTTGTCGGCAACACGGTGATTTTCGCCATTGCCACGGCGGTCGGCGGCCTGACGATCTCGGGCCGCTACACCGTTTCCGAAGTGTCCGACGCCGACAATTTTATCGTCATCGCCGACGGGCTCGCCAATGCCAGCGCTACCAGCGCAATGAACGGCGGCGATGCGCGGATTATCTATCACATCGCCAAGGGGCCGGAGCCGTCTGGCTTTGGCTATGGGCTCGGCGACTATGGCGAGGGTGCCTATGGGCTCGGCACGAGCTCGGGCGGCATCAGCGGCAACCCGATCACCGCGACCGATTGGACGCAAGACAATTGGGGCGAAATCCTCATCGCATGCCCCGAGGGCGGCGGCATCTACTATTGGCAACCCGGCACCGGCTTTGAGAGCCTCGCGCTCATCCCCGAGGGGCCGCTTTTCAATGACGGCGCCTTCATCTCCATGGCGCAACAGCAGGTCATCGCGTGGGGCTCGACGGTAGACGCGCGCCTCGGCGGCGGGATCGGCGTCTATCAAGACCCGCTTCTCATCCGCTGGTGGGACATCGGCAACTTTCTCCAGTGGGATCAACTACCGGAGAATTTCGCGCGAGAGTTTCGCATTCCGACGGCCTCGCGATGCGTCGCTGGCGCGGCGGGCAAAAACCGCAACCTCGTGTGGACGGACATTGCCCTGCATGCCGGCACCTTCAACGGCGGCGATAGCGTTTACTCGTGGAACCAAGTCGGGGCCAACTGCGGCATTGTCGGCAAGCATGCGTGGGCGCAGCACGCCGACACGGTGTATTGGATGGGCGTCGGCAACTTCTTTGCCTATTCGGGCGGCGGCGTCGAGGTGATCCCGTGCCCGGTTTGGGACGCCGTTTTCGATCGCATCCCGTCTGAGCTGCGCCATCGCGTGGTTGCCGGCTGCAACAGCGATTTCACCGAAATTTGGTGGTGGTTTCCGACCACCACCGGCGGCGATGACGTCGCCCGCGTGGTCAAATACAACATCACCGAAGGCACATGGGACTTTGACGGGCCGGTGCGGTGCGCATGGCTTGACCGATCCGTGCTCGGTAATCCGATCGGCGCGAGCCTCACGGGTATCGTCTACAGCCATGAGAGCGGCTTTGACGATGACACGCAAGCGCTCATGGCGGGCTTTGAAACCGGGGATTTTTACCTGTCCGAGGGCGAAGAATTCACCTTCGTTGACCAGGTTTGGCCCGATTTC